GCCGACTACTTCCTCGTTCCCCGCGATGGAGCGCCCGATCAATACATGAAAGTGCTCGAACCCAAGACCTATCGTGGGGACAAGCCAGTCTTTTACAGCATCGTCGCGAGGCCGCAGTAATGGCATCCCGCAAATTCAAACTGCCAGGTGTCAGCGAATACTTAGAGGAAGTAACCCAAATAACCGCAAGGGAAGCCGCAACCCGCATTGTGGGCGAGCTGCAATTTCTCAGCCCTTGGTACTCAGGCGAGTTCGCAACCAACTGGGTGGTACGTGTTGGTGACACGCGCATCAACCCAACCGTACCCGCTAAGCCCAGCTACGAAAGAACGAGCCGCCAGGTTTTACCCGCCCCAGTAGTACCTTCTCTGCGTGGAACGGGCAGTAAGAAAAACGTTGGTTACACGATTGGCAACCTTACCGAGTATCGCAATGTGGCAATGGATTTAGTTCCAGGCCGTACGGAACAAGCTCGGGAGATCAGCGCCCCCCAGGATTGGTATCGAACATACATAGAGGGTGGTGCGCTTACTGATGCATTGCAAGCGGCTGTCTCTACTGCTGCGCAAAACCCTCGGATCAAAGGTTTCAAGAGATCCAATACATTCGGGCCTTTTCCTCTTCCTATTAACCAATGACGTTACAAGACACCCGCCGTCATTTTGAGACACCGGTAGTCAATACTTGTGCAGCTTTAGGTATTCCTTACCGCGCGGCTAACACGTTGGAACCCAACGGTGACGCCTACTCCGAATTTGTGCAGGCTCGCCTCCAGTTTGGTTCGATGACCGAAGACGTTGTGGGTGACTGCACCGACCTAGAAAATATCCGTGGGTCGTTCATCATTGAATATTTTGGTCCTAAAGGCCGTGGCCCAGCCCGCGCTCAGGAAGTAATGGAACTACTTTTCTGCGAAATGCTGTCGTTAAAGGGCACTAGCAACATCAGCGGCCCCAACTTCACGGAACTAGATGACCGTCCTTACTACTTTGCAAGCATGAGCATGTCTATAAAAGCCGTTAATTAAAAGTCTTAGAATACTGCTAATCAGGCCGTGCCTGTACCTAGGAGCCCCCGCCTAGGAAAACGCCCCCACAACCCGAGTTTTTCTTAGGAGGCCAAATGGCTGAAATTTGCGGAGACTCCGTCCTAACGGGACAGGATGGCTCCATCGAGTTCAAACCCCCTGGAACGTCATTTTGCCTAGATGACTTTTCCGACTTTGGGGATGGCACTGCTTCCCATATCACAGTTCCTTGCACCCACGACTTTCGAGTAGGCGACATTGTCTGCTTCTACGAAGGCGTTGGGGCGAGTCTGGACACTGCGTTCCAAGCAAGCACTGACCCTAACCGCCCTACAACATTTGTTGTTCAGGACGGCACCATCCTTAGCTTCGGCAATGCCGTCGCTGGATCCGGGTATACCGATGGCACTTACAACGCTGTCGCTCTAACAGGCGGCAACGGATCTGGAGCGACTGCAAACATTGTTGTTTCCGGTGGTGGCGTAGCAGTCGGTTCCGTCCTTGTAGACGGTGGCGAAGGCTATGACAGTATTGACCAGCTGAGTGCAGCTGATTCTGACCTTGGCAACGGCGGTGGAGTGGGCTTCACCATCGAAGTCGACAGTGTCTTCAAGGCAGCTAGTGGCGTTCGCGGCTACTACGTTGTGGCCACCGGCCAATCCTGGATCGAAGTATCCGGTACAGCTGCTGGAGCGGCCATCACTGTCAACGGTGACGGCGGCACAGGTACAGCCAACGCAGGCACCATCGAAATCGAACTTTGCGATTTCTATGCAGTGTGCGGCGTACGCGAATTCTCACTGGACATCTCCCGTGAAGAAATCGACGTAACAGTCCTTCCCTGCTTCGACGATGCAGACGATGGCTGCTCCAAGCTGGCCAACTTCCGTCAAACCCAATCCGGCTTTGCATCTGCAACTGGATCGATGACGGTGTATTTCACCGGAGACCAAGAGAACATCTCCAACCGTTTACTCGGTTCATCAGTTCTCAAGGACCAAACCGGTGCCCGCACCAAGCTCTACGTCTCGACAAAGAGCGACACCAACGGTGTGGACGACTCTGCCAGCCTGTTTGTTGATGCCTACATCAACATCACCGGCATGTCATTCTCGGTCAACCCAGACGACGCCACAAGCGCCGAACTGAGTTTCTCCGTCAAGAAGATGGTCTCAGCCTTCGGCCTCAAAGCCTGATACGCTGACCACGAGAAGTTAACCGAACCCCGCCCTAAGCAAGCGGGGTTTTTTTCTGCACTACGCTATAGTTGTTATGTGCTAGGGACAGTTATGGCCGGACGTTTCATTGACAAGCTGAAGAAAGCAGCCCGTCTTGACCCTGTAAAGAGGGAGATCTCTTTAGAAAGCGGTGACGAAGTCGTGATGTACGTCACCCCACTAACAGCAGCTGAACGCGAACGCGCCAAAAAAGACGCCCGCTCCGAAGACCCCAACGCATTTGCGCTCCAGCTCCTGGTACGCAAGGCCAAAGACAGCAACGGCACCCCACTCTTCAGTCCTGGTGATATTGCCGACCTAAAGAACGCAGTCCGCGACAGCGATCTCCAAAAGCTGATGCTTGCCATCCTTGGAGGTGACGAAGAAGAAGAGATGGATATGAAAAGCAGCAGCGAAGGAGCTTGAGAAAGACAACTGGCTCCTTCTAAGCCTCGCAGTAGCAAAGGAGCTGGGCTACACACTCCACCGTCTGTGGAACGAGGTATCCGACGAAGAGCTAATCCTCTGGAGTTTGTATTTTGGCTACCTGAACAAGCAGCAGGAACGGGCGATGAAGGATGCTAAACGACGCCGCTAGACTGCTGGAACGTAGTGCTAGCGGTCGACTGTGGCGTTTCAAAGCGAGATTGAACTACGCGTAAAAGTAATTGACAAAGAATTACAAGATCTAGAAAAGCGTATTGAAAAAGTAACTAATCCTTTTGGAGCTAGTGGAGCTAGAAAAAACAAAGGGGTAGCAGCCCAAAAAGCAGTTTTAAATGTAGAAAAAAATAGACTAAAACTACAAACAGATCTAACAGGGCAGGCAATAAAGCAACTAAATATAAGTAACAGCTGGGGCAAAGCACTACAAAAAGCCCAAGGTATCCGAGCTGCTTACGCCAAAGACGCCGAAAAAGCTGCTAAATTCGCACAGAAAGAGCAGAAGGCTGTCGAAAGAACAGCGGCATTAAATAAAAGACAAAGAGGTAAACGTTTTGAAGGTGCAGCCCTTGGCGCAGGTTTCCCCCTGCTGTTTGGTGGGGGCATAGGTCAATCAGCTGCAGGTCTAGCTGGATCGCTTTTAGGCCCGTCATTAGGCTTAGGCCAAATGGGCGGCGGCATTGCAGCCCAAGCTGGTGTTGCCGCAATTACCCAAGCTGTCCAAGCTATTGGAGATTCAGCCGCAGTAACTGAGAGCGTAGGTGCTGCTTATGATTTCCTCACTGAAAACGCTCTTTTTGCCAGTGAAGAAACGCAAGCATTAGCAGACGAGCTTGCAGAGCTGGGACGTGTAGAAGAACTAGCCAAAGTAGTAACGCAAGAATTAGTTGACAAGATCGGCAACGAAGGCGTCCAAAACCTCAAAGAACTAGACGGTGAGTTTAAAGAATTTCTAACTAAAATATCTGAGTTGGGTTTAGCTGTAGCAGCATTTTTATCTAAGTATTTAATACCAGTAATAAATACTCTAAACAACGCAATAGGCGGTGTAAACCAAAGCAACAGATTCAACGCGCTTACACAAGAAAACCCAGAAGCTAAAGCTTTCTACGACAGTATTTTGGGTGAAAAGAATAAAAGAGGTCGAACAGTAGACGGCGGGCTAACCCCAGCCGAAGCTAGAGCGAAAACACTAGAAAAATTCCCTGCTGTAGTACAGCCTGAATCTTTAATAGAAGTAACTAAATCAGACACAGAACGCTTCACCCCACCTAAAGGCAGTGCAGGTAAAGGCAAAACACCTTATGACCCAACTAAACGTATTGCTGACCTTACTGCTGAGGCTGCTTTAATTAAAAAAATAGCCGAACAAGATAGGCAAATAAACTACGCCCAAGTCGCACGTCAGGACTTAACAGTAATAGAACTCAAACTAAACAAGGAGCTGGAGCGTATCGAAGCAAAACGCTTGGATATGATCCGCAACTCTAAAGCTCCTGACGCAGAGAAAGCAGCGATCAATGCCTTAGCAGCAGCTAAAGCACAAGCAGCACAAACAAAAGCAGCAGACGAAGCTTTTAAATTCTTAGTGCGGAACGCAGAAAGTACAGCACTACAAGTCGAACAGATGGGGCTGCAAACACAGCTTGCGGATGCGCTCACCCGCGAAGAACAAAAACAGCTAAAACTTCAGATTGGTTTACTCCGTCTCAGAGAAGCAAACAAAACTAAATCTGTCGAGCAGCTAGCAGCACTAGAAAAAGGTTTTAGAAAATTATTTGCAGCTCAAAATCTTAGTCCTCTTGAGTCGTATATACGTGGGTTACAGATATCACTAAGTGACACCGAAGGACAAATTGTAAAAACAGCGCAGGCGCTCGAAGGCACTTTTGCGTCTAGTTTGTCTTCCGCAATTACTGGTGTAGTTGCAGGCACAAAAACAGCAGAGGAAGCATTCTCCGAGATGTTCGCCAACATCGGCAAGGCATTCATCGACATGGCAACACAGATGATCGCCAAAGCACTGGTCATGAAGGCACTTGGGATCCTTACCGGTGGTAGTGGTGGTGGTGGTGGTGGTGGGGGCGGCATGTTTAGCAGTGTGGCTGAGATTGGCGGTGGATCGATGGTTAATCCATTCTCATTTGCAGGGGGTGGTTACACAGGCAACGCACCACGGACAGGTGGGATGGACGGACGCGGCGGCTTCCCAGCAATGCTCCACCCCCAAGAAACTGTTATTGACCACACCCAAGCAAGGGGACAGTACAGTCCAGGCAACGCTTTAACTGTTGGAGCGATGGCACCAATGACCGCCAACGTTACATACAACGGCCCAACCCTGAACTTCAACGGCGATGATTACATCCCACGATCTGAAGCACCAGCACTTGTGGCAGCCGGTGCCAAGCAAGGTCAAGCGCGTGCAATGAACACGCTCAAAAACTCTCGCTCACAACGCGCAAAACTGGGGATGTAAATGGCTTACGTCAAGCTCTGCAATTTCATCGAGGTCTACCGGATTAGGAATGACGGTAGTGAGGAGGTTTCTGACCGGTATCAGAACTATGCGCCAGGAGAGACAATCCCTTATAACGCAACGCCTGGTTATCAGTACCTAAGTTTTATCTACCAGGGTGCAGCAAAGAACAGGACCGGCGACAACTTAGAAGCTGCTCTCGTGCTATCTGTTAATGCGTTAAGCCAGGACGCCGCGAGGTCGGCGGTAATGAACCGAAAGCATGTTCGCGTTCACTCTGTCGTTATCGAGTCTGGCTATACCCCGCAGACTCGGACGCTAACGACAGAGGAGT